TAAATCGCGGAGCGATTGAGGGTGAATCATTCACCATTAATGATATGGGGCAAGTTGAAATGCAGCCTTCTGGTGAGCGTTTCGGTGACACTAATTGGCAAATTCCAGATACTGGTGTTCGTACTGCCTTAATGTCTGATTTTGACTGCTTCATTCCAATTGAAAATCGTGATTTACCTAAGCTAAAAGCAACACCAAATGATAAATACATGAAGAACTTAATCAGTGCGCGTAACCGTAAAACTGATGACATTATTTATCAAGCCTTGGTCGGTGGTGTAACACGCACTACGGTCAATGATGCGGGTGTGAAATCTGTTGCAACGGTTAATTTACCAGTAGGTCAAATCATTCTTTCAGCGTTCGGCACATTGAAAGAAAAACTTGCCAAAGCTAAATCGCTTTTTCGTAAGAATGAAGTTGATGAGCATAACGGCGAGACACTTTACATCCTCTACACATCAACAATGTTGGAAGATATTTTGGGTGATACCACTTTAACTTCGGCCGACTACATGGCAGGTAAGATGCTGCAAGAAGGTGGTGTAGGTGGAAAATGGATGGGCTTCAACTGGATTCCATACGAAAAGTTAAACCAAGGTGCTACTGCAGGTGAATTGCGTACAGTGGCTTATTGTGGATCAGCTGTCCATTTTGGTGATGCTCCAATTACTGGTTTTGATATTTCGACTCGTCCAGACAAGAAAAACATCAAACAAGTTGGTGGCGTCCATTCATTCGGTGCAGGCCGTGCAAACGAATTAAAAGTAGTCGCAATTGACTTTACTGCATAAGTCGTAGCTTTGGCCTCACGCTTTACGAGCAGGGCGTGAGGTCTTTTTTAATAACTTAGAATGAGAAAATGACCATGAGCAATACAGAGCAGCAAATTGAAAAAGAAATCCAAGACAAAGGATTAAATGCGCCACGCTTAACCCCTGAGATCATTAATTCAAAAATTGTAGGCGTTGAATATATTTTAACTCGTGATGTTTGTAAGCGTGATAATGGTGTTGAAATTTTTGATGCACCCGAACCACTTCAAACTTTAACTTTTTGCATTTTGACTTTAGAAAATGGCTTTACTGTTACAGGTGAGTCGGCATGTGCAAGCCCTGAAAATTTCGATGCTGAAATTGGTAAAAAGATTGCCTACCAAAATGCACGTGAAAAGATTTGGCTGCTTGAGGGTTATTTACTTAAACAGCGCTTAAAAGAACAGGCTGATTCAATTTAAATCGAACTCTAACACCCAACAAACCCACTCTTAAAAGCCCTCAAGATCATTAAAACTTGAGGGCTTTTTCCATGACAACAACATCAATATCCATCTGCAATGAAGCGCTGAGCATGATTGGTGCTAAAGCAATTCAATCCTTTGAGGACAATACGGAAAACGCACGGCGTTGTGCTGCAATTTATGCCTCTACACGCCGTGGTTTATTGCGTATGCATCCTTGGTCATTCGCCAAGAAACGTGCACAGCTTGCACCAGTGAGCACACATCCAGCGTTTGGCTACAGCAATGCATTCCCGTTGCCTAAAGATTTTTTGCGTCTATACGATTCAGGCCAATACGAATACGAAATGGAAAGTCGCCACATTCTGGCCAACACCAATCTAATCAACTTGGTTTATGTGCGTGATGAAGATAATGAAGAGCTTTGGGATTCTTTATTTTCTGAGTGCATGGCGCTGTACTTGGTGAGCAAGCTTGCAAAGCCCATCACAGGAAGCAATGCCGAAGCAGATAGCGCATGGCAGAAGTTACAGAACATGCTGAAACAAGCACGTGCTATCAATGGTCAAGAGCGTCCAGCACAAGACTTTGCAGCCGATTACACCCCAAATTTGNTCGGGGTACGCTACTAATGAAGCAGGTCATCACTAAAAATAACTTCAGTGCTGGGGAGCTATCACCAACGCTGTATACGCGCACAGATATTCAACAGTATGGCAATGGTGCTAAGACCTTAAAAAATGTGATTCCACTTGTCGAAGGTGGTGTACGTAAAAGACCAGGCACACTGTTTTTATCGGAACAGTTAAATGCAGTACGACTCATTCCGTTTGTGGTCAATTCAGACAATGCATTTCTAATTGTTTTTAAGTCAAATTTGGTCGAGATTGTTAATCCGAAAACACTTGAAGTGCTTGAAAGTATTGTTTCTCCATACACAGAGAGTCAGATACATGACATCCAGTTTGTGCAGTATCGGTATGAAATGTATCTCACACATAGTGAAGTGCCTGTAAATCGTCTGCTATGTGATACAGCTTTTGATAATTGGCAGTTGAATCAGTTTGTTTATACTCATTTGCCGACCGACTCAGAAAATGCACGGTTTCCATTTCGAAAAGGAAAGCCCTCAGGTAAAGACATTGGTGCACTGGTATCTTTCACACTGAGCTCATATAACAACTGGGTGAGTACACAGGCTTATTTAGCAGCAGATGTAGTGATTTATGCTGGTAATTACTATCAGGCATTACGTGACAATACAGACAAGCAACCGAACGAAAATGAACTAGATTGGGCACAGGTTACGGTTAGTGCAGGTGCAACATTCACGGCTGCTGATATTGGCAATTTGATCGAAGTGAATGGAGGGATTATTAAGATCACTCAATTTATTAATGCAAACCAAGTAAACGGAGAAATCCTAAAAAAATTAGATGCTGACATCACAGCAGTTGAGCGTTCTTGGGCAATTTTGCCGCCAGCATTTAACGCTACGAATGGCTATCCAAGATGTTGCACATTCTTTAAACAGCGCTTAGTCCTATCGAACACGAAAAAAGCACCAAACAAGGTGTGGTTTAGTGCTGTTGGTGGCAATGGTAATTTTCTCGAGACTACAGAAGATGGGGATGCATTCAGCATTGTTTCAGCTTCAGGCCTATCAAACAGTATCTTATTCTTAGAAGCTCAGCGCGGGGTGGTGTGTTTAACCTCAGGTGGTGAGTACATGATCGACTCAGACGGCGCATTAACCCCTACAACAGTAAACATCAATGAACACAGCGCATACGGTGCATATCCAGTAACCCGACCTGAACGTGTGGGCAATGAGCTGTTATTTGTGCAGCGTGGTGGTGAGCGTGTCCGAGCTTTAACTTATCGCTATGAAGTAGATGGTTTGGTTTCACCTGAGGTCAGCTCTCTTTCTTCCCATATTGGAGAGCAACACGGTGGGGTAAATGAAATCTCCTACATGCAAGAACCTGAAAGTTTAGTGTGGTTGGTATTGGGTGATGGCAAAGTGGCCACAATTACTTTTAACCGTGATCAAGAAGTTTTGGCATGGGCACAGCACGACTTTAGCGGTGAAGTGATTAGCATGTGTTCTATCCCTACACAGCTTGGTTCAGACCGTACTTTTATGTTGGTGAAACGATCCGGTACCACGTGTCTTGAGGAAGTGTCTTTTAGTGCTTATGTGGACTCAGAACGCACATTGGTCGTGGGTAGTGGGCAAGTAGTAAAGCCTAATCTACTTGATGAGGTTGTGGCCTATCACCAAGGGGATGATTTTATTTATCAGGCCAACTTTGAGGAGGATGGGGAGCACTTAGTTGTGGGTGATGAGCTAAACGGTGAAGGCATTAAAGTCGGTCAGCCTATCTATTGCGCAGTTGAGCTTTTCCCACCTGAATTGAATCAAGCACCGCTGTCTAGCATGTTGCATAAAGCTAAGGTTGATCGTACAGCATTCTTTTTTAACAACACCATTGCACCCGAGCTAAACGGTGAAATGATTGAGATTTTCACNTATGACGATAACCCACTTGCACCACGAAAGCCGCATACAGGCTATCACTTGGAAGAAGGTGGATCATGGGAAGACCTACATAGAATCCCTTTAGTAATAACACACAACAAACCGCTGCCGTTTCACTTGCAAGCTATCACTATGCAGTTATCAATTAACGAGAAATAACCATGCGAGTGCGTACAGCTAAGCTCCCCGATGTGCCTGCTTTGGTTGCATTGGGGCAAGAATTTATTAAAGAAGCGCCCAACTATCAAAAGCGTCCATACATGGCTGATAAGGCAGCAGAGCATTTCAGTCATTTAATTAATGGCGGTGGTGTGATTTTCATCGTTGAGCAGGATCAAGAAATCATGGGCGGTTTTGCTGGGCGTGTCGGTGGTGACTGGTTCAATAACACGAAAATTGCCTTTGATGATGTGATGTATGTAAAGCCTGAATTTCGCAAAACACGCGCAGCTTATGTACTCATTCAAACGTTCATTGGTTGGGCGGCTGCTATGGGTGTGAATCGAATTCAGTGCGGTACCACGACTGGTGTTGAATCTCGTGCTTGTATTCGACTCTATGAGCATTTCGGGTTTACACAATACGGCACTGTTTTGGATATGGAGCTATAAACATGAATGACGTTATTCCACATGAAAATAAAGAGCTGTTGGCCCAAATCCTTGGAGAAGTTCAAAACCGTGCATACATTGACGTTGTACGAGATATTCAGCAGCAAATTACGGATCAAGCTGAATTGATTGAAGTGCCAGTGGTTCATCATTTTGCACCTGGTGTGTATATGNGACAGATGGATGCAAAAGCCGGCACGTTAATTGTCAGTAAGATGCATCGAACCGAGCATATGAATGTTTTGCTAAGTGGGTCGCTTACAGTTGCTACCGAAAATGGCATTGAATATTTAAAAGCGCCCG